GCTGTTCGTACAGGCATCAGTCCGTTGGATCTGATGGAAACACCAGCCCAGATCATTGACGAAATGATCAGGTTGATTATTGAACAGAACGAGAGCAAGCGATGACAATTCAGGTGAAAGGTGTGGGCGAAACGCTGAGAGAACTCGGCAAAATTAACCCTGCTTTAAAGCGTGAATTGAACAAAGACATTCGCAACATTTTGAAACCGTTGCTGGCTGAAATTAACCAGTCGATTCCGTCGTCGCCTCCGCTGTCTGGTATGGCTCATAACGGTCGTACCGGGTGGAACAAGCGCAAGAACTCGGTTATTAAAATTGACAGCCGTAAGCCCCGCAGGAACCTTAACGAGCCCCGTATGAGTGTCCCCGTCAACATTGTCCGAATTACGACTAAGGGCGCGCCTGTGGCGATTGTAGACATGGCTGGTAAAGGCGGAGGCACAGTGTCTAAGCGTGAACCCAAGTATCAGCGTCCTATGTTTGCCAGTTTGTTACCGGGTGCGCCGTCGCGTTTCATGTGGGCTAAAGCAGCGGACTCGTTGTCTATGATTGAACGAGAAATGGACTCCACGATCAAAGCCGTGGTGCTCGAAGCAAACCGAGAGATGGCAAGGATTCGCTAATGGCAATCAACATTCCGATCATTACGAGCCTTGAGGACACGGGCATCAAAAACGCTAAAGCCGCGTTCAACGATTTCAAGACTGCTGTCAGCAATGCTGAAGGTGGCGTAGACAAGTTTAAGGCTGGTTCAAAAGTCGCTTTGGATGCGGTTGCCGCTAATGCTTCTACGTTTGCTGTTGCAGCTGGTGCCGCAGTCGGCAAGTTTGTCGCTGATGGAATCACAGCGTTTCAAGACATGGCAATTTCGGCTGGCAAATTCGCTGATGCGACTGGTTTGGCTGTTGAGGACGCGTCACGCTATATCGAAGCGGCTGGCGATATCGGAATTCCAATTGACGCCGTTGAGGGTGCTATCGGTCGTCTAAATAAGACAATCGGTGCCGACCCTGACAAAGTTCGCAATCTTGGCGTTGACCTTGTTTATCTGAAAGACGGTTCGTTAGACGTCAACGAGACTTTTCTTAACACGATTGACCGACTGAAAAAGATCAAGGACCCAGCAGAAAAAGCAAGGGTCGCGGCTCAGCTCCTCGGTAAGGGCTGGCAGTCCATGGCCGAACTGATTGAGATGGGTGCCGACGATCTAAACGCATCGTTAACGGCGGTGTCTGAACAGAAGGTTATTTCTGAAGAAGAACTTCAAATGGCTCGAGAGTACCGCGCCGCGATGGACGGTCTTGGTGATTCGGTTGATGATCTGCAAGTTAAGTCTGGTCAACGTTTAGTTCCTTTAGCGACTTTGTTGGCTAATGGTGCTAGCGCCGCTTTAGATTTTGACGACAAAGTTACTGAACTATTCAAAGACATTGTTGGTAACGGTACGCAGGCCGAAGAACAGTTAAGCGATCTTGCTGGTGTTGTAGACGAAGGTCGGATCAATGCTGGAGACTTTAAGACAGCAATCCAAAACGCCAAAACACCATTAGACAATTTGGCGACCTCGGCAAGTAACGCCACTATTGCAATTGTTAACGCTGACACTGCTTGGAAAAATTTGACCGGGACATTGGATCGGGAAGTTGCACTAGACAACGCTAAGACTGATCTAGCCGAACTTGAAGCCGCAGCTGCTAAAGCGTTCGGCACAGGGGCCCAAGCCGACATTGATGACTACGAAGCCAAACTGGCTGATTATGCTGGCGTGCTCGCTGGTATCTCAGGCACCATGGACGGCATTTCATCCAAAGAAATCCTGTTTAAATTTAAGACGCAAGGTTCAGCAGCTGCACTTGAATACGCCAGTTATCTTGCCCGTGGTGCTGAGTACGGCGGTTTAAGCCCTGAGGATGCGCTAGGGCTTGCAGGTATCTCTACATTGCCTGCGCGTGCTATGGGCGGTCCTGTGGCTGGTGGTTCGACTTATCTTGTTGGTGAGCGTGGACCCGAACTGTTCACACCGGGCACGTCTGGAAGTATCACCCCCAACAATGCTTTAGGTGGCGGTGGCAACACGATCACGGTCAATGTCACCAGCGCCAACCCTGACGATGTTGTAACCGCTTTACAACGGTGGGTGCGTAACAACGGATCTTTGGCTTTAGCCACTACTGCAGGTGTCAGGTTCTAATGGCTTTTGATCTTGTTTGGAAAGTCGAGTTTGGTGACATCGGCGGATTGTTTGATATCACTAGTTTGGTGTTTGACACGTCTATTGACATGAACGCAAACATTGGTTCTGCTGGCCGTACCAGTTGCCAAATTACTTTGAACAACAACGGCGGACAATTCACACCGGGCGGGGCTGGCACTTACGGTTCAGTTGACTGGTTCAAGCAAGCAATCATTGTTTCGTGCACTGGTGGCGGTCTGACTGAATATGCGTTTGTGGGTTTGTTGCAAGACTTTGATATTTACCAACAGTCAACAAAAGAGTCAACCGTAATTATTACTGCTTTAGATTTTTTGTCGGTTGCTGGCAGGTCGTCAAACCAGTTAAGCGACCCTAGCGGTGGCTTTTTACAGAGTTTTGAACAGTTTTTAAAGTCTTATACCAACCCTGCTTTTGGCCCGGCTATTCCGAATATTAGTCCGCTGATGGGTTCAACATCTAACAAATTGTCGTATGTTGATGCAACTACAGCAACAAATACAGTGACTTACATAATAACTAGATATTTGGAAGAAGGGACATTAGGCGACTGGACAAATAATCAGGTTTTGCCTACTGGCCCCGGTACCGCTTTTGCGACGGACTACTCAATAAGTTCGGATCGTTTTTTTTGGAACGCTGTCGTTATAGATTCGTCGTTAAACAGAACAACTAACGCTTACACCACAACAATTGTTGACGGTTCAGCAGCTTTAACTTCAGGTCAAATAGCGTTTAACGAAATAGATGTCGGTTTTCAATTAAACGATTTGACAAACGTATGCAACGCAATCCCCATAAACGATGGCATAGGTGCTATTGCGTCTGTTAGCGCAACTAATACAACATCACAACAAAACTACGGTGTCAGGTCAAGAACATATGCAAGTTGCGTACCTTCTGGTGCTGCCGTAGTTTCTGGCGTGCTTGTCACCTTTAATAATCAGTTTATGGAAACGGTGGCTAACTTTTGGCCCAACCGTTACGGCACTGTGCGCTATATTCCCAGCCGTGTTATCACATCGTATTCGACATTGCGCGGGAGGGCCGTTGATGATGGTGTGGCTATGCAAGCGTTCGTTAGGTTGTTATCAGCCAAAACAGCGTTATGGAATCGCCAAACGATCACCTATAAAGGTGCTGGGATGTCGTCGTCGCAAACGACTCAGACGGTGACTACGGGCCGTAAGATTATGATTACCCCGTCAGATACTCGTGTCGAGTTGACGGTCGTTTCTGGTATAGATAACCAGTCGTTTGAGTTAGACAGTTCTACATACGGAGTACTTGACACAAATCGTCTTGGGTAAAGGAGAAAACATTATGGCTACACAGTGGACAGCAGGAACAACCAGTGGGCAGGTGTTGACTGCGGCGACGCTTAACACGATCGGGGCCGCATGGGAAACATGGACACCTACCGTTACGGCAGGGACAGGCACGATTACTACGGTCGGCACGGTCACTTGTAGATACGCAAGAGTCAACAAAATTGTCATGTGCAAATACGATGTTGCAATAACAACCAATGGCACAGGTGGGACTTATGTCCGACTGACTTTGCCAATCACAGCCATTGCAACAGGCACAAATTTCTTTTGTGGCGGTGCAGGTCGTGAAACAAATGTGACTGGCAATATGTTGCAAAACATGATGACCACAACGACACAAGTTGACATTTTTACTTACAACAACGCATATCCAGCAGGCAACGGATACCGCCTCACTGGAACACTATTTTACGAGGCTGCATAACCATGAACCTAAACGAAATCGGGCTTGACCCAACAGACGACACAGACATACTGACAAGCCGTATGCGAATCCAGCGTGATCGCCTGCTAGTCGAGTCGGACTGGACACAAGTCGCAGACGCACCAGTAGACCAACAAGCATGGGCGACCTACCGCCAAGCATTGCGAGACTTCCCTGCATCATGGACCGCAGGTCCCGAAGCCGATTTCCCTGATACACCGTGAAAACTCTTGCCGTGATCGCAGCTCTCGCCGTTGTCCTAATGTTCGTCGTTACAGGGTGTAGCGACCGCACTCGAGGCGACTGCACAACCAAACCCGAAGCCCCCAGATGTGACACCACAAGTGGAGCAACCACACCATGAAGAAATACACCAACTCAGAGATCAAAGCCCGCCTAGTACTCATGGTCGGATTCGCACTGTCGCTGACTTTCATCATGTCCGTCGGCATGATCCTGTACTCGCTCACCTTCGTCGTGCAACCGCTTGAAGTGTCACCAAACGACTCCAAAGGCTGGGAAACGCTTTCAAGCGTCATGCTCGTACTTGCTGGAGCACTAACAGGACTACTTGCCTCCAACGGCCTTAAGGACAAGGACAAAGAACATGACAGTTAGACCGTACACAGGAAACACCGACGGCAACCACCCCACACCCCGCCCCGGCACAAAACGATTCGTAGAGTTCTGTGAGTACTTGTTCGGCGTGAAAAACATTGGTATCTACGCCAACCGTCCGATGCGCTCAGGCCCACAGCTGTCTGTCCACGCGACATGGCGAGCCACCGACCTCAAAGGCACCAAGGCCCAACGCAAGGCGCTAGTCGAATTCCTGTTTCAGCACCGCGACCTTTTAGGCATTGAAGAAATTCACGCTTACGACGGCACAGGATGCCCACTACCAAACCTCACCAAGTTTGGCGCTGGGTACCGATGCGACCGTGACGCTTGGAAGGCTTGGACCCCTACACGCAACGGAGGCACACCCGGTGCGGACTGGGCCCACACAGAAATTTCGCCATTAATGGCCGACAACCCCAAACTGGTTGAGGACGCGTTCGCCCAAATATTTGCTCAATGACTTGACATTCGGTTTGGGAGTCGGTCAAATGACTGGCAACCAAGTGCGTCCCGTAATAGCGGGACCCCGACCGCAGGAGGAAGCAATGCAACAATCCCTTTTTGACGTTCTCGCTGTTCCAGCAGAGATGCTTAAATACGAAGCCTTTAAAGAGGCAAACCCTTGGGTCATGCCGACCCTCACCAAAATGTGTTATCAGCTGATGCACCGCGGATACACGCATTACGGCATCGCAGCTCTTATTGAAGTCTTGCGCTACGAACACGCAATCACTAACGACCCCAGTAGCGAGTTCAAATTCAACAACAATTACCGCGCCTTTATGGCCCGAGAGATCATGCAGAAACCAATGCTGGAGGGATTCTTCAGCACCCGCAAATCAGTTGCGGACTTATCAGAGGACTACTAAATGAACCTTAAACGACTAGCACTTTTAGCATTTGGCACTTATGGACTGTGCGCCCTTTGGGCGATCACTGGCGTCCAAGAGACCACAGTGACCCTTCAGGCTCCGTCTGTGCCCTCCACGGTCACGCT